CCAGCGGAGAGAGGGGGTCTTCTTGCGGGGCGTGTTCATCAGACGCGGGGACTCAAGGAAGCGGGAGAGCTTCGAGTTCGAGACCGCCGGGCTGGCGTGGTAGTCTTTGTTATTCATGTGCGGGGGAATTACTTGTCGCCACGGATGCGCGGGTGGCGCATGGAGCCGTCGGGCGTGCGGGACTGGAAGGTGACTTCGAGGTAGGAACCGATGACGGTGTCGCGGTTCGCCCAGATCGTGGCGCGCTGCTCGTCGGTGAAACCGCCGCCGACGCGGACGAGGCGTCCGTTGTTCTCGACGACCACGTAGCCCATGGTTCCGGCCAGACGGCCTTCGCCTTCATGGACGGAGACGACCGGGCAGTCCTCGGCGTCCACGGCCTTGACCTTCAACCAGGCGTTGGAGCGCTTGCCCTGCGAGTAGGGAGCGTCGAGGTCCTTGACCATGGCGCCCTCGAAACCCTGCGAGACGAAGCGACGGAAGGCGTCGTTGGGGTTGAGGCCGACGAAGGAGTCCACCAGCGACACACGCTTGTCGTAGTTGAACTTGGACATCAGGGCACGGCGCTCGCGGTAGGTGCCGACGTCATCGGGCAGGTCGAGGAGCCAGAGGAAAGCGTCCTTGGCAGGCTCGCTGGAGCGGATGTCACCGACGGAGTCGTAGAAGTCCTCGCCGCTGATGGCCTCGCAGTCGAAGGTGAACACGCCGTGAACGACGGCGACGCCGCTGAACCAAGCCTCAAGGTGCTGGATGGACGGGAGCGGGTTGCCGTTGCGGGTCTTGAACGCCACGGCCAGAGTCTCGCGGCAGACTTCCACGATCACGCGGACGCCGTCAATCTTCGGCTCAACCGCGAAGGACTCGGGGAGGATGCCCTTGTAGGGCTTGGCCAGCATGGCCGGGGAGAGCGGAGCCTTGGCAGGCTTACGGGCGCCGACACGGAAGTGCGGCTGGCTCTCAATCATGTTGAAGATGAAAGCGTAGAGGTCGGAGTTAGGGTCGGTCATGGTTGTGCGGGATAGCCAAGGTATGCCCGGGCTAGGGGGCGTCGTCAAGCCCCATCGGGAAACCGCCTAGGATGCCCTAGGAAGGGGACTTCTGGCTCAACCCTGCCGTCTACCCCGCCAGACCCTGATACCCACCGCCACGGCCACGGCAAGGCACCCAAAGGACAAGGCCAGCCCTAGGTCGCGTACGGACTGCAGGGCTAGGGTGGCCGAGGACAGGTTCTGCTCCAGGGATTGTGAGTCGGACTTAATCTTCCCGCCGTCCGTGATGAGCATGACCATGGCGTCGGTGCTCTGCAGCTGGTCGAGGACGAAGCCCGAGGTGTAGGCGGTCGTCGCGGCGGCCATCCCCGCGAAGCCTACCAGCAGGCAGACGGCCAGCAGGAGGTTGCCCTCACTTGCGCTTGGTTCGCTTGGCTTTGCCATGGGGCTTGGGCTTGGACACCTTCTCGACCTCACGCTCTGCCCGGGCTTTTACCCACCTTAGCAGGGCGTCGAGGACTTCTGGACTAGAATAGGCCAGCGCGCCGATGGCGCCCATCCGCAGGCCCGGGCTGGAGATATACTCGACCAGCACGTAGCCACTGAGGCAGGCCACGCCAGAGGCGACCATCACGCGGCGAGCCACCCAGCCCCAGGTATGCTTCTCGTCTGAGAGCATAAGCCTCGATGCCATACTGAAAGCCCCGATCGTGGCGGCGACGACGCCGTCCTTCAGTTCCTTCGGGATGGACTCAGGGTCAATGGGGGGAGGAGGAGGGCTCATTCGTCCTTGGAGATTTCGGCTTCGTCCTTCTTGTCCTGCACGGCGTCGTTTATTTTGTCGGCGAGCCACCAGAGCGACAGTCCCGAGGCGATGGCAGCCGTGCCGATGGCGACCCACATGAAGGCCGGAGAGTCGTAGATGAACGGGACCGAGCCAGCCAGCGCAGCGCAAGCCAGGAGCGGAACGCCAAGGCGAGGACCGAGGAAGGCCGTGGTCAAGGCACCGACCGCGAACAGACCGGCCCCGAGAAGCGTCCAGACGTTCTTGCTGGCTTCGGCCTTTACGGCTTCGACCTCCTTGGTCAGCTCGACGATGCGGGCGTCACGGGCGGCGAGGGCGGCCTTGTTCGCGGCGACCTGTTTCTCGAGGTCGGCCCACGCGGCCTCGGCGGCCTTCTGCTTCTCGGCGGCCTTGGCTCGCTGGCGTTCGTAGTCGGCGGGGCTTGCCTTCTCCGATCGTTGGCGGGCGTAGGCGAGGTCGCCTTCGGTGGGCTTGGGCAGGAAGGAGCCAGCCACGGAGAGTTCGGACTCCACGACGGCAGTCTTCCCGGTGGTGTTCGCTTCCCGGGCAACGGCCACGGCGGCGGCCACGCGGGAATCGATGACGTCGAGGGTCGAGCCGACGGAAGTCAGGGCGACCTCCTTGGGCGTGGCGACCGCGGCAGGCAGGGGCACGTCCGCAGGCTTAGACTTGCACCCAGCCAGGGCCCCGAGGGCGATGACGGCTAGGAGCAAGCGCACGGCCTTACTTGCCCTTGAGGGCGTCGAGGATGGACTTGCCCTTGGCTTCCAGTTCGGACGCCTTGGCGGCGTGCTTGCGGAAGACGAGAGCACCGGTCACCAGACCAGCGAGGAACGAGAGGATTGCGATAATCATTTGAGGATGTCGGGTTTGAAGTCTTTGAGGGAGGCCACGTCGTCGGGGAGCGGCTGCTTGGTCACATCGCGGAGGGCCTGCTTTTGGGCGGCGATGCTGGCCTGCTCGGCGGTGTCGCCACGTTCGACGGCGCGCATGAAGGCGAGGTCGAGAGCGGCGAGTTTAGGCGCACGCTCGGCCCGGAGTTGGTCGAGCTTGATGGCCTTGGCTTTGTCGATGTTGATGCGGATGCTCATTCGGCGGAGAACTCCCAGGCGTTGCGGAAGGTGCGGTCGGCGGGGATGGTGTCGGCCTCGACGATGCGGAAGGGGACGCCAGCGGGGACGTCCTTCGCGGCAATCTGCTCGGCGGTCAGGCCGCAGTCGGGAGCCGGGATGATGATGGCGACGCCGCCTTCGGGCGTCGGGTAGATGATGCGGATATTCGGGTCGATGGGCGGAACGGGCTCGACGATGACTTCTTCGGGGATGGTTTCGGAGTCCATAGGTTAGCGGATGATGGTCATATGCACGTTGGTCGTGTCGATTACTGTCGAGCCGTAAGAGACTTTGAACCTGAAGGCCGAGGTCGTCTGCGTGTATGTCCCCCAGCTGCTAGTCGTGACCGCGATCGAGAAAGCAGCGTCACCGGCGAAACCTGCGGCGGCATAGTTCGCGTCAGCCAAGGCCGTCGTGAAGTTCATGGTGTAGTCCCCAACTCCGTTGTCCGTGATGCTCGACACGTTGGCCGAAGCGCGAATGGCGACCGTGCCCGTGCCGTTGAAGTTCACCCACGCCTTGACGCCGTTAGCCAGACCAGGAGCGTTGACCGTTCCGTTTAGGTTGATGGTGGAGGTGGCACCTGAGACGGCGGAACCGATGTTCACGGTCGTCGTCGAGGTTGAGACCCCGTTAGTCCCGATGTTTACGGTCTTGGCCGTGGCCGCCAGCGTTGCGCCCGTGCCAATGTTAGTGGTCGAAGCGGCGGTCGAGTTGCCGAAGGTTCCACTCGCACCTGAGAAGGTGTTGGTGCCGGTGAACGTCTGGGTGTAACCAAGGGTCGCGACCGTCTGAACGGTTGCAGGGCCTCGGAATGTAAGGACTCCAGCAACCCCCGTCGTGATCCAGACGTCGCCCGAGACTGCGCCCGTAGGTGCGGCTCCAGGCACAACACGGAAACCTGCTCCGCTTGTGGTAGATGCTGGGGTTGATACTAGTGCTGAAAATGTGGAGGTTCCGTTGAATGTGTTGTTTCCTGTAAAGGTTTGTCCAACGCCGAGTAAGGCCAGTTGCTGAGAAACTCCTAAGCGTCTTAAAAATAGAGCGCCTCCTGAATACCAAACATCCCCGTCCGTAAAAGTGGTCGGCGTGTTAGAGCTTCCGAAGCTTAAAGGTGCTCTAGTGTTAGCTCCATTTCCTGCGTCAAGCACAAGAGCTCCAGCAGTATTGATAGTGCACAGGCCGTTCGAGTTGGTAGTCCCAATATTAATTGTGGTTGTCGAACCTGCCTGACCGTTTCTTCCAATGTTTACCGTCTGTGATCCTGTGGAAATTACGCCGTCAGAGATGTTAATAGTTCCGCCGCTCGTAGAGTTTCCGAAGGTTCCGTTGCCGTTGTTAAAGCTGTTGATTCCAGTCCAAGCATTGTTAGCAGAAAGACTTGCGCCACCGCCAGCGACAACCCAAGCGCCGTTGTTGCGGCCGTAGGTCGAGCCATCCGCGGGGGCGTCGTTGACCGTGGAGAGCGTGCCGAGGCCGAGGTTCGTCCGGGCGGTCGAGGCCGTGGCCGTCAGTTCCGAAAGGTTGTTGGCAGTAGCGAGGTAAGCCGACAGGTCAATCGATACCGTCTGCGTGCCGGCGTTATAGGCCAGAGGTGCAGTCGCGTTGACTACGCCTGAAGGGCCAGTCGGGCCAGTGTCGCCCTGAATGCCTTGGATGCCCTGAATCCCCTGGATGCCCTGCGGTCCTTGTGCGCCAGTGTCACCCTGCGGGCCTTGCGGACCTGTTGCGCCAGTCACACCCGTGTCGCCTTGCGGTCCCTGCGGACCAGTCGCACCCGTTGCACCAGTCGCCCCGGCCTCGCCTTGGATACCTTGAGGTCCCTGCGGACCAGTGGGGCCAGTCTCGCCCTGCGGACCAGTAGGGCCAATCGGACCCTGCGGGCCTTGGATGCCAGCAGCGCCTTCCAGATTGACCGTCCAAGAGGCATAGGTTCCTGCGCCCGTGTGGTTCTTTACGTCGATGACGATGACGCCCGTGACGAAGTCGTAGCTCGTGACGTCACCGTGCATATGGTTGTCGTTGTCATATGCGATGATGACGGACTGCTGGACGGTATACGCGAGGCCAGCCTCGACCGTCAGCGTCTTGCTTCCGTTGCCGATCAGGAGCGAGGTCGTGGAGGTCGTCTCATACTTGTCGCCGTTGATGCCCTGCGGACCTTGCGGGCCGATGGGGCCTTGAGCGCCGATGGGGCCTTGAGCGCCCGTCTCGCCTTGGATACCTTGGATGCCTTGGGGGCCAGTAGCCCCGGTCGCTCCCGTTTCGCCTTGGATGCCCTGGATACCTTGGGGGCCTTGAGGACCCGTTGCACCAGTAGGACCAGCGGGACCGACCTCGCCTTGCAAGCCTGTGTTACCTTGAGGTCCCTGCGGACCTTGGATGCCTTGGATACCTTGAGGGCCAGTAGGGCCGGTAGGGCCAGTGGCTCCCGTGTCGCCCGTGTCACCCTTGGGGCCAGTAGGTCCAACAGGACCTTGAGGGCCAACAGGGCCTTGAGCGCCAGTCGGGCCAGTGGGGCCAGTCGGACCAGGAGCACCGGGCACGCCCACCGAACCGTCAAGCGTGCCGGCCACGATGCCCGTGACCGTGCCCACGATGGTGGACTGGTCTGCGGCGAACGTGCCGGAGATGGTCCCGAAGGTCGAAGCCGTCGAGGTGATCGTCGCGTCGGGCATGGCTCAAAGGGTAACCGAGTCGATGACCTGCACGCGGAACACCTCAGTGCGGGAGATGCCGCCGCCGGGAAACGCAAATTTGATATCCCACCTGCCTAGGCCAAGCGCCCAGTCGGCGGTCGAGCCCGGGTAGATGCAGGTGAACGACAGGCCGTCTCCGGCCTTGGTGATCGTCAGCTCGTAGGAGTTGCCGCACTTGTCCTCCACCGTCGAGGTAAGGGTCGTGGCCAGCAGGTTGGCAGGGCCGGTTGCGCCAGGGGTCCAGACGAAGGTGCAGGCGAACGTGTTGCCCTGCGATAGCGTGACGGTGTCAGACATGGCTACTTATTGTGCAAATGGTAGGGTTTAGGTCAGAAAGCCGTCAGGTTGCCGATGGAGACGATGGGCTGGGCGGGCGAACCGCCCCCGATGAACTGAACGTCTGTAGTGAAGAAGGTCGCGTTAAGGGTGGCGCTTAGGCCAGTCAGGGTAACCGTCTGGCCTTCGAGCTGAGTCCTGACTTCGGTCGGCATTAGAAAGCCGTTGGTAGGGTTGCCAGGGATGCCAATCAATCGGTTGCTCGGTGAGGGGAATGTGCTGTAGGCGCTGAAGATGCTCGGCTGCTGGGCGAAGTTAGATAAGATGGTAAACCGAGGATAGCGGATGAGACCGCTTCCAGAGGCCGAAGCCTTCTGGCCTCCGACGCCCGCCAGATAGTCGATGTTGTGGTCGCCTGATACGAAGCCAGCCCCGCCCGTCCCGTAGTCGTCGTTCAGGATCATGGCACAACGGAACTTGCCCCACGTGGAGACCGAGGCCGATGCTCCCAAGGCGGTAGCCATCAGACTCGGGCGTAGTAGTAGGTCGCCGTGGCCGAGCCGAGCTTGATGCGGTCAGCCCACAGCGAGCCGGTGACGTATTGGGTGACGGTCGAGCCGTTGACCGTGGCGATGCGGATATAGCCTTCCGCGTCGGTGTCCGCAGGCAGGGGCGTTCCGATGTTCCACTCGAAGCCGGTCGGGTTCGGGAACAGGCCCGACGCGAACGGAGCCTTGACCCACACTTCGTAGGTGCTGGTCGAGACCGTGATCGTGCTGGCGATGTTGCCAGGGGTGACGTTGTTGACCGTTCCCGAGACGATGCGGTATTCGCTTAGGCCGCCAGTAGTCTCGACGTGGATGACCTTGAAGGGGTGCATATCGGAAGGTTCGTCGGTGCATCCGCCTTCTTCGGCGTAGTTGAGGATACGGGTATCGAACGCACGCGGGACGGTTCCGTTTACGACCGGGGTGGCCCAAGCAGGGATGAAGCCAAGGGCGTTGGCCGCGATGGCGTCCTCGTTATTGACCACGTTGCCCCATGCGTCCGGGGTCGTGGCCTCGTTGATGTAGTAGGGGTCCTCGGCCTCGGTGACGTCTGCCTTGTTCATCAGGAACGTGGCGTTTAGCTCGCAGGGAATGACGATGTCCTGAGACCCGACGTGCATCTGGCTGACCTTATACCAGGTCGTGAAGGAGGTCAGGCTGGAGTTTACCGTAAGCGCGCCGACGTTTACGTTCCGAAGGATGTTAGTGAACTCAATCTGAAACACGCCCGGGCCTGCCTGCTGGACGAACACGCTGCCAGCCAGGGCGGGGATGGTGTTGAGGCAGACCTGCAGATCGTAAGCGTTTTGCGTGGAAGGATCAAAGGTGCTTCCAGTGGTGATGCCGTCGTAAGTGAATGAGACCGACCCGGACCTGTATTCTCCCGCAAAGGTGAGAAGCTTGATTTCGTTTCCGTTGACCGTGCTCCCTTCTCGCAGGGTAGTCATAGTGGCGGTTGAAGGAGTAGCCGCGACAGAGTCGATGATGGCCAGAACCCGGACATGGTGACCGAAGAAGCGGGGGTTGAAATAGGTCGTGTGACAGTGGCCCCAGTCCAGCAGAGTTTCGCCCTCGGAGACGACCTCTTCGTATCCCTCCATCTTCTGGACGTTGGTCGTGTTCTGGTAGAGCGAAGGGCCCGCGTCAACGAACACCGCGTCAAACTCAGCTGAGCCGTCCTTGACAAAGGACACCCAGGGGAGGTTCTGATCCAGAAGACCGCCATCGAAGGCGCCGTTGCCAGCGTCCCACTTCGACAGGGTGACGAACCAGCGACCCGTTCCCGTCAGGGCGTAGCCGCCGCCGGCAAGCATCCAAGGGGACAGGGCGTCAGCCAAGGGTGCTGGCGTGACCGTGGTAGACTTGACCGCGACGAAGTTGATGTATGCCTGCCTATGGTCCGTAAACGCCCCGGTCTTGATGTAGGGCATCAAAGAGTGGGTATAGGTCACCGAGCCCATGGCCACCTGAACGACAGGGGTAGGCGTGCCACCTACAGGCATGGCGATGACGCGGCACTGGAACTGAAGGGGGTTGACTGCTACTGTCAGCGGCGGAGAGCTTACGCCAGGAACCTCTGGGATGTCAGGAGGCTGCGGAAGGTCTGGAAACTTTATTCCAACAAAGAGACCATCCCCGGTCGGGTTATTCCACGGCCTCTCGACGTCCAGGGAGAACCCGCTGGACGATGCCTTGAAGGTGTATCCGTTCCCGGGTTGTAGGCTCATAGGTCAGACAAGGGTGCTGACCTTCTGATATACTTCGCTCGGCCAGCCCTGCACGCTATATCGGACCTCATAGTTCACCTTATACAGGGCGCCGAAGTCTTGGATGTTTACCTGACTTAGAAGCAGCTGGTTATAATTACCGTTGTCGTCGTTAGAAATCCAATCGGTGGCAGGGCCTGCATAGTCGGGCACGATCTTAGGAAGGTTGCTGTTCCAGTTGTTGTTGAAAGAGCTAGTTCCGAGCAGGCTAAGCGCTTCGTTCACCATGGCGGCCTGCGTGGTGTAGAAGTGGCCGGAGAAGGACGAGGTCGGGGCGAGGTAGTTCGTCTTGCCGTAGAAGTGCTTGAACTCGGGTTTGACGAAACCGATGAAGCGGCCACCGTTCTCGTCCTCGAAACAGGCGCCGTTAAGGCCCATGTAGGACTGCTTCCTTGAGACGGTGGTAATGGTGCTCCCGCTGATGATCTTAACGTAATCATTCGGGTTCTTGATTTCCACCAGCGGACCGACGGGGGACTGGGCATAGGGAGGCTCTCCGGCGATGGCGTAGGTGCTTCCACCGAAAGCCTCGATGAAGAAGTTCTGGTTGGTCGTGATGTTCTCGGACGTCAGACCGTTAGACGAGGCAACCTCGGGGTTGGTGAAGTTGCCGCTGTTGAAACTCGGGTCGATGCCGACGTAGTCCAGGGACACGACTGCGATGCCAAGGGCCTCCCAGCTGATGTTATACTTATGGACCTTGAGGAAAGAATACGCCGGGTCTGGGTGCGGCGTTCCGCGCAGGACGAAGCCCTGAAGGTCTACGGTGTGATCGCACTTATATTTGGTCGTCGAGGTGATGAGACCGTAGCCGTCCCCGACGATGTTCCAGCCCGCTTGGATTAGCGGGGTCGTCAGCGGATTTCCTTTTTCTACGATGTTAGGCATATGCTTTCAGTTGTTAAGGGGTGGTTGCCGAAGGGCGGGGAGTTGCCATCCACGTGCCACCCCTGACCATGTTGGAATCTACGAGCTGACGGAGAAGGGCGGACTGGGTGCGCTGCTCTTCGAGCTGGGAGTTCATGGCCTCAAGCACCGGGTTGGCTCCGACGCCGATCACGTTGCCGAAGCCTTCGGGAGATTTAAAGGTGGTGGACATACTATCGACCTCCTTCTTGGTGGCGACCTCTGCCTCGGCGGCGGCCTTCTGAGCGGCGGCGGCGGACGCGGCCTCGGCGGCGGCCTTGCCTTCAGGGGTATTGGCGGCACGGCCAGCGGCGCGTCGCTCTAGAATCTTCTGGATTTCCTCGTTCTTGGCGTAGTCGTTGATGCCGATTTGCATCCCAATGGTATCCAAGAAACGGCCAGCCGTATTCCAGAAACCCTTACCTTCTTCCACGTAAGTGGACATGGCTGACTCTGCTTCGGATTTGCTGAAGGTTCCACCGCCTTCTTGGCCTTGCTCCCTGGCTAAAGCCTCGGCGGCGATCTTGGCGTTCTGGCGATCTAGGGCGTCCTGCCGGCGACCAGCGGCTTCACGGGCTGAGGTGACCGTGCCCGCGCGCATATACTTATTCTCACCCTTCTCAGCGTCGGCCTTGGCATCCTGGACTGCTTGCTTGTTCTTTTCGATGGAGGCAGAGATGGCGCTGATGGCTGCGTTCAACAGGACCATCGGAGCCGCGAAGGAAAGGAACAGGTCCTTGCCGAAGGACTTGAAGCGGTTCTGCACCCCTTCCATGTTCTTCTCTAGGTTGCTTACGGACTTCTTGACCTTCTCGGTCACCTGCTCGGCGTTGGTATCGCCGTTGATGCTGAACTTGATGACGTTGCTCATGCTTGGCTCTTTTCGAGTTGTTCGATTAGTTCTTCGTCCTCGGTGGTAAGGACTTTAAGTTCGGCTCCCTTGCACACGGCAAAGGCGGAGTTAAGCCAGATGGCTTGGCACTCCGGCATCGTCCACGCCCGGTCCTCTGAGATGTTGTTGGCAACCAAGTTGGCCACCACGCTGAGCGGCCAAGGGATGCCGGATGTCTCCATGCTCTTGGACTTACGCTCCCAGAACTTGGGCCACGCGCTGACCAGGACGAACTTGGAGAAGCGGTCAATCTGCTCGGCGAAGTAATCCCCGTTGGAGTTCATCCTGCCGAGATACCAAGAGTCTTTCAGCGTCAGCTTGTCGATGCGTTCGCCCGAGCAAACCTTGACGGCCACCAGCAGATCGAGCGGACGGATGTCCGCTTCAGAACGAAGGAGGGGGCTTTCGGCTGCTTCCAGCTGCACGCGGTGAAGCAGGCAGAACGGGGAAACAAAACGGCCCAGCAAAAACGTGTTAGCTGGGTCCGTGAAAGCCGATGTGAATCGGCGGTCCATGCGGTTAGGAGGCGATGGCCTCGTAGCCGACAGCAGTAACGGTCACGGCGGAATAGCCGCGATTAGATCCCTTGTCTGAGACCTTCTGGACCCAGCCCGAAAAAGCGGTCGAAGCAGTGCCGCCAGCGTAGGACGAAGCGGTGTTGACCGTCAGGGAGAAGGCCGCGCCGAGGACAGGAATCGCTGACGTTTTCGCGATGATTTCCACGGAGATCTGGGTCTTCCTATCGTCACCGCGCCATGCGACGGTCATGCCATCCTCATCGACGATGGTGGCCTCAGAGGTGAACTCACCGTCGTTAGTGTAGGACTGGACAACGGCATTGGCAACGGCGGCGCCGGCGATGCCGTAAATTGCGGTTACCCCTTTGACGATAGCAGCCATATACTATTGCGGATAAGGTAAGGTTAGCCCTCGGGGTTCACGACCACCAGAATGTCGTAGACTAGGACCGATGCCCAGGAGCGCTCGTTGACCCCCTCATCCTCGGACATGGGGGTGATGTCGTAGCAGTGGGCGTCGCCCTGCAGGGTGAACACGGCCTGCAGCGCTTCGAGGTCCTGCATGGACCCGGCGATGGCGGCCACCCGGGCGCGGTGATCCGTCAGGGTCACGTCGTCGGCAGAGTCCAGCAGGGTGACGCGGACGGTGCATGAGTAGTTGCCGAGGCCGTCCGGGAAGTCGTTAGGTAGGCGGGCGGAGTCGCAGAGCACGATGGCCTTGGGGAGCACGTTCGTGTCGGCGCTGTCGCCCTTGTAGATGTTTACCCCGGTCAGTTCGACCTGGGCGGTGAGGTGGGAGGCCACGGCGGCTTCCACGATATGGCGGGCGGATTTGGTTCCCATAGAGTTATTTCTTACGGCGGTTAGCCTTTTTGATGGTTGGGTTGAAGTATTCCTGGACGGCGGTTCGCATCTGTCTGACGCGGTTTCCGTAGACAAGGTTCTCCGTGCCGGCTTCGCCCGCAACGTTATTGACGTTTCCGATCATGTTCATCACGGTCATCGAGATAAAGCCGGGGCTTTGACTTGAGCTGAACAAGCCATCAGCCGAGCGCTTGTTGGCGTCCACCCAAGGGGCGTTGTATGCGCCGAAGTTGCGGGCCACGCCCTTCTTGGTGACGGGCATAGGGACCTGCGACAGGACCGCCGCCCAGCCAGACTTGACTCGGCCAACCTTGGCCTGACGTTCGGCTATGTAGGCTTGGAGTTGTTGAACTGAGCCGACCATATACTGAGGGCCGCCGAGTCCCTGGTTGCGCTTCCAGCGTCCGTTCACGGCGTTCTTGTATTTGTCGTGGATGCCTCGGAGGTTGTTGGTCTGGCCTTCAATCGGCCTGATCTGCCCGAAGATGTTCGCCTTGTTCAGGTAGTTCTTGGCCTTCTTGAATGAGCGCTCCCAGCTGGTGTCATCCAGAATCTTACGCATGACCGGGGAGATACCCTTGGCCTTGGCTGAGTTGAAGTTGCCGTGGATGTCCATATACGCCTGTCGGTCGTCACCCCTTACTGAGTTGATGACGCGGCGCAGCAGGACAGGCATCCCCTTCTTGGGGCTGTCCGCAGGGACGAAGATGCGTTTAACGTCATTCCCCAGCTTGTTCATGCCAGCCTTGTGGGCGGCTACGCTCAAGCCACGGCCACCGCCGGCAGGCATCGGAGGGGTGAAGGTCATGGCGTCGCGGCACATCAGCCTGATCTGCCCGCGGGTGACCATCTCCATATCCAGCTTCAACTCTTCGACAAAGTGCCTCAGCGTCGCGTTGAAGTCCGCGAGGCTGGCCGGGTCGATGGGTGTCCGCTTCTCGGCCATTACTGGTTGTCGTCGATGCAGGTGAGCTCGATGACGGCGCTGGCCTGCTTGTAGGACTGGCCCTTGACCCGGAGGACCTGCCCGTTGACCGTCAGTTTCTTGCCAGGGGCTAGGGAGGTCACAGGGACGCCCGAGGCGATTGTGGCTACCTGACCTCCAACCCGGCCATCAGAAGCCGTCCAAGGGGCCGTAGCGGCGGCGAAACGCACCGTCCACATCTTTTCCTCGGTGAAGCCCCCCGCGTCGAACTTGGGGGTGTTCATGGGTTGGGA